TTGATTACGGCGCCGCCTTTAGAGGCGTAAAGCCGCGCGGACATCTCGACTTCGTTGGCCATAGGTTTGGTGCGTTAAACTTCGCAGAAGGTGGCTTGGATCGTTACATCAGACGTATCTGCTCGGATGTAAATGGTGGCGCTGACATACGGAATCAAGAGTGTTTCACCAGCGGGAATCCGCATTGTATAGGTGCCCGACACAAAACCAAGCTGGACGAAGTTGGTAGCGTCTAGGTTGCTTATCAACAACTTGTAAGGAGATGACACATCTGTCGGCACGTTCAGCGATTCGACAGCAGCATATCCGATGATTTGAGTCTGGCTGCCCATGTCGGTTCCGACCATGGTGGCGCTTTTGGTGTAGGTTACGCTCGGAAGGTATGCGCCGTTTTTAGAGGCGTACAACCGAGCCGTCATTTGGATTTCGTCTGCCATAGTGTGTGTTTTTTAAAGGTTAATCAGAAGAACGGATAAATTAGTGTGTCGTAAGGTGCGAAAGTCCAGGAGATGTTCTGCTCAACCTGGTTGGTTTTGTTGACCAAACTAGTCGAGAAGTTTGTCTGCTTCCAGCCCCAGACTGTGCCGTATGGGGCTAATATTTGCCCCGTGACTGGATCGGTCGGAACTCTAGGAAGCATTTGTTGCACAGAAAACGGCAAATTCCAATTCTCAGCAAACGATTGCGGCGTGTAGACAGGCGGGATTCCGTTGGGAACTTGAGGCAGGCCTAGATTGCCGCTGAAGGTAGCTATTCTGGTCAGACTGACTCTGGCAATCGGGAACGTGTCTTGGCCTCGGTACAGCATCTGCCACACCTTGTTTGCCATCGGAAAAGTCGTTGGGTTTCCGAGGTTGGTCTCCTTCTGAGACAGAATCTCACCGTTCTTAGCAGCCGTCTCAATTACCAGCTTATAAAGATTTGGATTTCCTGTCGAGTTGGCCTCCTTGTCGACTGCTGGCAGAGCAAACACCGACACATCGATGTAATCGGTGCGGAACTCGTAACGAATATCCGCAATCTCACCAACTGGCGGGGCTTGTTGATCCTGAATTGGTATACCAGGGTCGAACGTGGTTCCGCCAATGGTAATCGTGGCCTCGGAATAGGGGCCGTCCTCGCGGATGCTGTATTTGGCGCCCAGGGCCACCCATTGGGCCGATGCGATGCGGAGGGTATCCTTGTCGCCGCGGAAAACTAACTGCACCACTCGGCCGTTGCCGTTGTTGTCGTAGGCGCGGCTGACTTCGATGTACTCGAAGTTATTTTTGTTTGGTGAGCCTTGGATGGTTGCCATGTTATTCGACAGCCTGAGCTGTTCTGCCGGTGTTTACTCGAACTGCACGAGTCTCGTTTGTCTGGATCTTGATTTGACCCACAAGGGTGTTTACCCATCCAGGAGGCGCTTCCGTTGAGAACATTGAGGTCTCGCGTTTAACTTTGCTGTCTATTGTGCCAATGGTTCCGCTTGGCATTGATATTGACCCTAAACTTTTACTAACACCCTGAGATGAATTGGGCGCCCCTCCAAGGCCTATTCTATACGGTTCCATCTCTTCTCTAAACTTTTTAAAAACACCGCTAAACATATTGTTATATACAATTAGTTCTTTAGCAGCCTCCTCTACTTTATTTCCGAAGTAATTGAGATAAGGTACTGAAGCAACAGTAACTTGCCGCTGTATCTCATCCATACGGTCAGCTAATTTTCCAACCTGATCGATTTGTTCTTTAGAAATTATGTCGATTGGCCCCATCTCTTTTATCTTAGACATTGCTCCGGCTGCCTTGAATGCCTTCTCACCGAGGATTGCTATCATGGCCGCCTGAGTCTGTGCGCTGCTGCCTGCATCCTTGTGAGCTTGGCCCATCCTCGAGATTAAGTCGATGTTTGAGAGGCTCTTGTCGTTAAGTTCAGCGACTGAAAAGCCAAGTGTCTTAAAGTATTCTCGGGCTTTTCCTCCCTCCTCAATAGCTTTGAGCCGCTCCTGGCTGACCGCTGTGATAGACTTGGCCATGGCCTCGAAAGAAACACCTGTCTGGCTTGCGAGTATTTGGAGACGCTGCACGTCGTCGGTGCTGATGTTGAGCTGCTCGGACAGGTCTCCGATGGCGTCGACTGTCTGAATTACCTTGGAGACAAAGGCGCCGATGGCAGCAACAGATAGGGCCGCACCGAGTTGAGATCCTACCGATTGCCGGAACTTGTCGGTCGTGCTAGAAGCCTTTTTAAGTCCGCTTTCGTAGGCTGTGCCGTCTAGGCCGAGCTTGGCGATGAGTGAGAAAATAGCCATTGGTCAGTTCCTTACTGTCTGCTGTTCTTGAGCATAGCGCCAGAGGGCGTCGTTCTTATCGTTCCAGAGTTCAACGTGACCGTGCATTTCGGCGTTGGTTAGGAAGAACCTTTCGGCATCGGTCACCGGCATATTTAGAACGGTCTCCTCGGTGAATCCAATGTCGATCAGGCCGACCACCAGCCTTTCAGGCCAGGGCATAGCTGCCTCCCTGGATCCTGCACCCGGCTGCCGTAGAACCTCGGGACAGTCGGATTTGTCGCCGATCCACTCCTGGAGGATTTGGCATTCCTTGACCAGGTCAGACTTGCTGACCTTCTGGCGCATCAGCCTAAGCGGCACCCATCGGAACACCGAGGCCATGGTCTTGACCGATTCCTCGGCAGATTGGCTGCACACGACAACAGCCTCGATGAGGTCGTTAGCAGTAGCCTGACCTCCGATAACGAATGGCGATCCTAGACGGTGCAGCAGGATGGCGTGGCCGACAGTAAAGGGCACCATGCGGAGCCCGATCACCATCGGACAGGGCTTGGCTGTTGCGCTTAGGATGGCGGCCAGGCTACTCACAGGTTGGTCGCGGCGCCGGATGCTGCGATGCTGGGATATTTCTTCAACGTAATCGTTCCGGTCGATTTTCCGCTCTGAGTAGTCTTGATTGAACCGCCGCCTGCGTAGATCCAACGGTTGGATGTATCGGCGTTGATGGCATTAGTGAATCCACCCATGACGATGACAGGTGCGCCGGTGATAATTGCTGTGCCGTTGACGTTTGGAAGGCTGGCGGACAGCAGAGCGTTAGCTGTTGATGTCCCGGAAGGAATGAAGTTGACGGTCAACGTCAGGCGATTGTTGTAGCCGATGTGACCGACCACCTCGCCGGAACTGTCGCGAACCTCCTCGGTATCAGCCTCATGGCTGATATCGTATGACTCAAGGTCTGGTGATATCACTGCGGCCATGATTTCGGTGCCGGCTGCATTGTAGAGATTTAGGGTAGCCGGTGATCCGAAAATGTATTTCCTACCTTGAGTATTAGCCATGTGTGTTTTGGTTTAGAGGGTTGCGGAACAGTAGAGGGTGAAGGTCCTGGTAAACGTCCTGGACCGATTAGAGATTGAGGATGCCCCAAAGTCCAGAGGTGCGGCGAATTGCGCCGTAAAGGGGCCGCTGGCGTCGTTTGCTGCGGCATCAAGGGCCGAGGCCCCGGTATCGTCGAAGAGCGGCAGGATTCGATTGTCGAGCACCTGGACGGTTGTCAGCATTGCAGCCTCGTCGGTATCGTCGGCCGATAGCTGAAGCTCGACAGCGATCTCGACCTCGCAGGTCAGGTCGGTGCGTTGCATTGGCCTGGCCGAGTTGGTCGAGACAACCAAGCGCGGGAAGTTAGGCATGACGTCCTGGTCGTCTGGATCGTCGTAGAGGCCGCGGCTGTAGGACGTCAGGCAGGTGGGCGTGCCGGCGCCGGATGCCGACCAGTCGGCGGCCGCCAGGTAGTCAGCGACTGCAAGTTCTGCTCTTAGGGCTACGGCGTTCATTTGATTGAAATCCCGTTGTCTTCGAGAACCTTACCATTAGCCAGGAGGGCCTCGGTCATGTGATTGACCATCTCAGTCGTCTCGTCGTCCATGGCCTTTTGCATAGCCTCGTTGTAGATTTGCGCCACTCGGTTGTACTGGTTGTCTGCAACACCTGTACGCATCGAAACGAAAGCGGTGGGATTGAATCCAGGAATCGCCTGGAATCCATGTGCAACGGTTCCTTTGTGAATGGCCACGTTTTCCTCCTGTAAACCGTACTGGTTGGCCATGGCCACAAGAGCGGCGTTTGGTTTCTTTTTGGCCCTGTATCCTGGAGGTTTTACCAACGGCACCCACTTGGGGGCAGAGTATTGGCTAAATCCGCGGTTGTAGATTCGGATTGATTTGACCACCGCACTGCGAAGATATCCGACCGATCCAATGGCTTTTCGCATGAACGATGACGCCGCTTTCTTCATCGTCTTTCCGTACAACCCTCCAGAAAAATTCTTGGTTGGATCCTTGGCTGCCCTTGCTTGGACAATCAAATGAAGCCTTTTCAGGATTCTTGAGGTTCCAACACGTTTGCCGGTCTTCTTCGACTTCCGATTGATGTCACCGACCGGAGTTCCCAGGTAGTCAGCGATCCTGCGGCGCTCCTGGCCTGGGCTCTTGGGCGGCACTAGGACGAACAGTCTCACCATCAAATAGAAGAACCGGCTGTTGATGGCCTTATGAAGGTCGCGCGAGGTCGTCAGCAGATACTGCTTCATGGCAAGGTCGAACTTGCCGCTGTCGACCGTCATGTTAACTCCGAATTTCACTTGGTCTTGGCCCCCAGTTCAAGGTTGTAGTAGGCGCCGGAGGCATCCACACGGCAGGACAGGATGCGGAGGGTCCGGCCTTGATAGACCAGAGTCCTACCGACCACCGGCTTTGGCTTGCAGAAGGTTAAGGCGATGCGGTCGCTGTTCTCCTGGAGAATGAACAGGCCGTCCTCTTTGAGCAGCCGGGAAAAGGTCGTGCCCTGGTCGAGCGTGTAGAGTGTGCTGTCCATCGAGACCAGTGTGCTGTCGCAGGTCTTCCAGTCGGAGAACATGACCAGGATCCTCGAGGTCACATTGTCTTGAAAGCCACCGGAGATGGGCACGTTGGCATCGTTGACGGCAGCCGGGATGCATCGGATCGACGTCCCCTCCCAGATGAACATCGGCGCCCCCAGCATTTGCTGGAGCACCGCCATGCCCTGCTGGAGACTGGATCCGATGGTAGTCATCAGGCGGTAAAGTAAGTGCCAGAGACTATCAGCCGGCTGGTGGCCTGGAGATGGGGGGCCAGGCTATCGGCAGCTCCTGTCTCGAAATGCGACAGCTCGAGGTAGCTGGTGCCGGCGATTAGCCTGGCGATGATTGCAGTCTTGGCCTGGTTGGTTCCGTTGGTCAGCCACACCGCGGCGGCGGCCTCGTAGGTCACGGCGTCTGGCAGCGACAGCCGGAGGTTGCCTGTGGCGGATCCGGTCACCGAGTTGACGGTGACGTCCGCGGTGAAGGTAGTAACACATCCGATGGTGGTGTGCCGCGCGGTGTTGGTCGTGATGGCGAAGGTGCGGCCACCGCCGGAGTCGATGAGGGTCGGCACCCAGGTCGTCGGTGTGACCAACGGTAGAGCGGCATACAGCTCGTCGAAGTTGTCGTTAATTTTCTCACCGGCGCCGCGCAGGGTGTCTCCGGTGTTGTCGTTGGCGATGGTTCCGATGTTGATCGTTTGCTGGGCCATGATTTTATTCCTTAGGGAGAGCGTACCAACCTTCTTCAAGTGTTATACGGTTCCTGGAGAGAACAGGAACACCGTCTGCACCTTTGACCCAGACTCGCGCCTTAACACTCTCAGCCAGGCGCACAGGCTCTCCATGGGGCACATAGACCACACGGGTGGCGCAGCCACAGCTAGACGCCAGACTTATCAATGCGATCCAGCAGCTTTTGTTTAAGCTCGGGGTCTGGTTTGGCATCTTCGGCTGTTGGTTGAGTTTTAGCCAGGCCGGTCAGCCATTTGAGAATAGCTGTCACGATCTGCTCGATGACGTTCATTCCGGCTTCTTGTCGGCATCCTTAGCCATGATAAGGCCGATGCCAGCGGTCACCGCTGCAATGGTAGATGCGATGTCGATGTTGGTGCTGGCGTCACCGTCGAAGGCAGCCCGTAAGGCTCCACCAACAGCGACCAGAATGGCACCAACACCGGCAAGAGTTGTTTTCGTGTTTTTCATTTGGATTTAAATAAGCGATATGCTCCGTAGCAGGCGCAAAGTAAGCCAATCACAGCCGTGATAAGCCTTACCCAGTCGGTCAGTATCGGAATAAACGAAACAGCGGTGGCACCTGCCGCTGCTGCTAGGCTGAGTCCAGGGCTGGTGCTGCTGTTCGTTGGTTCCATTACTCGGTAGGCTGTGCGGCTTCAACCACGGGATTGGCCGCTTTGTAAGCCGCAACAACCGCCGGAGTCCACAGCGCGTTGGCGATATTCACAACCTCAACCGGCTGACCAGTAAGGTCGTCACCGGGATTCAATGTGTACTGCGAGGTAATCTCAGAACCCACAATCGTTCCGCTGTTGTCGTAATCCGTTCCGGTCGTCACAAACAGCGAGTTGTTTTGATTGCACTGCACTGAAATAATATCGACTGGTACGATCATTGGATGGTGGGGCTAGGGGTTTGAGCGGCGGCGTAGGCTGCGACAGCGGCAGGAGTCCAGATAGCGTTTGCAATCGCGACAACCTGCTCGGGCTGACCGGCGAGGTCTGAGCCGGGAGCGAGACAGTAGCGGCGGAAGGTGGAAGCTTTGACAACCTCGCCATCGACGATCTGGTCCGCAAGTCGGACTTGCAACGTCGTGTTAGGAAGAACCTCGCAGAGAGAAAAAATGGTGCGTTCTGTTAGCATAGGATTAGGCTTGGTATGATACGTT